CAGGTGATGAGATAATGCCAGAACCTACCAGCCCCCAGTTTGATGCTCTCTGGACAGCGGCTTACCGGCCACGCGGTGGCAACATCAGCCCGGACCCGAGAGTGGCCCAGAGTATCTATGACAATAGGCAAGGACGAGAGCGCTACGGCAACCGTACCAACGAACTCTCCGAACTCGGACGGGTTCATGTCGACAACCTAGTAAACCGTCTAGCGTCCCACGGGGGCGGTCACGGTAGGACTGGCACCGAGATTGCCAGCATACTCCGAGATGAGCCCCAACCCTTTGATGACGCCGACGAAGGCTACTTCCTCGCTGACCCCTCTGGGGGTGGCGAGTGGGTAGGAGACACCCACAGTGGTCTGCCCGGAGACGAGTTTGATTACGAGGATCAGAATGTCCGTGGCCCTAACTATGACGAGCCCGATCCCTTCGACCGCTCTAACCCAGTGGAAGACCGCCAAGCCCGAGCCATTGAAGACATGAACGAGACGCTAGGGGAGTGATAAACTAATACTATGGTCTGGTACGTCAACTACGACATTGTCCGGGGTATGCCGTGGGAGCGGCTGCTCATCATCAAGGATCGCAGGTCCCATCGGGTTGTAACCCCATCCACTGCCCGTGCGTACATTCAGACGAGTACTACGTCAGTAATGGAAGTTACGGCAGCAGTTACTGGTGAGAATGGCGTGTCATTGTCGCTCACCGCTGCTCAGACCAAGGATCTCCCTACGGGAGAACTCGCATACGACGTATTCGCAACGTGTAAACTGTATGGGGCAGATGTCGAAAAGCAGGTCAGCAAAGGGCTGGTCAACGTCTCGTCTGTTGACAGGATCACCCCGGAGGAGGACATCAAAGCCTTGGAACTCAGGTACACACAGAAAACAGACTTCTATCGGACCTTCACTTGGAAGAACGCTGACGACGTTGTTCAGGTTGTCCAATCGGCCTACATGCAGGCCAAGACTTCCGCTGGTGTCACGGCGCTGGACCTGAGGTGGTATGCCACCAAGCCCGCAGAAGCCACCGTCATCGCCCTCTCTCCAGCAAATACTCGTGGGTACATAACCCCCGGAGTAGAGGGCTCTGGAACTACGTTGGACCTGCACATCTCTGACAAGAATGATATTGCCTCAGGGTCGTATTCTTACGATCTCTTTATACAGGACACCGAGGGAGACTGGGATGTACTGGCCGCAGGTACATTGGTAGTTGAGGCCGCAACATCAAGTAATCCGTACTAGTCATGCCCCATAACTCCGAAACTGTTGTAGTCACCAAGACTAAGACGGCAACCTCTGTCACCGAGTCTGCTGCTGATGTAGTCACTGTTTCGACCCCCGGTAAGCCCGGTCCTCCCAACACTCTGGTAATCGGGACAGTGGCCTCTGGGGAAACAGCGGCGGCGACGATGACAGGTATCGCTCCTTCGCAGGTTCTTAACCTCACTCTCCCGTTAGGGGGCCGGTATAAGCACACTCAAGGCAGTGCTGCTTCTACGTGGACGATCAACCACAACTTGGGGTACGAACCCGGCGGCGTGTCCATTGTGGACAGCGCTGGAACTATCGTTATGGGTACTGTCACCTACTCTAGCGTAGATCAAATCGTGGTATCATTTACTAGTGCCTTCGCCGGGAAGGCATACATCTCTTAGGGGTCGTCAACGATGGCTATGCTGTTCGTAACCAATCTTGATCTGAACAAGAACGAACTTCAGAATGCCCGTATTCAGAACCTCGCCTCGGCCCCCTCCAGCCCGGTTTCTGGGCAGATTTACTACGACACCTCTACTAACTCTCTAAACGTCTACCTAGCCGCTAGTTGGCTGAATCTCGCTGAAGGCGATATAACGTCTGTTGTTGCCGGGACGGGACTTTCTGGTGGGGGTACTAGCGGCGATATTACCGTAAACATCGCTAACACAGCCGTTACTGCGGCTGCATATGGTTCAGCCTCTGCGGTAGCCACGTTCACTGTTGATGCTCAGGGCCGTTTAACGGCTGCTGCCAACACCAACATCGCCATTGCTGCTGCTGCTGTTACCGACTTCACTGAGGCTGCTCAGGATGTTGTCGGGGGAATGGTCGCAGGAACAGCGAATGAGGTCAATGTTGCCTATAACGACGGCGCTGGCACCCTAACGATTGGTCTGCCAGACGACGTGACCATCGCTGGTAATCTGACTGTTAGCGGTACCACCACTACGGTCAACTCAACCACGATGACCGTGGACGACAAGAACCTTGAACTCGGTTCGGTCACTACACCCTCGGATACCACGGCTAACGGTGGGGGTATCACTCTCAAGGGCGCAACCGACAAGACAATCATCTGGACAAACTCCACTGATTCGTGGGACTTCAACCAGCACGTCAATATTGCGACCAGCACAGATTACAAGGTCAATAATGTATCGGTCCTCAGTGCCACCACGTTGGGGACGAGCGTTGTCACTTCGTCCCTAACGGCCCTAGGCACAATCGGGACTGGTGTGTGGGAGGCAACAGACGTTGCTGTCGCTCACGGTGGTACCGGGGCCTCTACCGCAGCAGCCGCCCGTACCAACCTCGGCGCTCCCTCAAAGGTGACAGCGACGATTGGTGACGGTAGTGCTACTGCAATCGCCGTGACACACAGTCTCGGTACAGACGATGTTGTGGTTGAGGTTTATGGCGCTTCTACTAAGGAAACGGTTATCTGCGACGTGGATCGAACAAGCACCAACGCAGTGACCCTGACCTTCGCTTCTGCACCAGCGTCCAACGCTTACAAGGTCGTAATCATAGGCTAACCCTGAGGGGTTGACCACTACATAGGAAACGGTTGAGGCCGTGGCGAGATCATTCAAGACAGTTATATCTATTGACGATTTAGCGGCAGCGTCGTCTGAGGCACTCCGAACCAAGGTAGCCGGAGACTCCAACGCCCGCATTTCTGTCGACGCTGGTGGCAAGGTCACATGGGGGACAGGCTCCGCCGCTGGCGATGTCACCCTTTACCGCTCCGCTGCGAACGCTCTTAAGACTGATGATTCCTTTCAGGCTGTTGCTGGTGTAATCAATCTGACCACTGATGGAGCGCCTTCGGCTACTTCTGCTGATGGGACCATTGCGATAGACACAACAAACAATCAGTTCTATTACAGGTCCAGTGGAGCATGGACAGAAGTCGTTTCGCAGTCAACCACGGTCGCTGATGGTGGAACTTCTCAGGCTTGGGTTCGTTATCACATCAACGCTGATGGCAATGATTCCACAGGGAACTAGGGGATAGTTATGGCAGCAATCATTCAATTTCGCAGAGACACGGCAGCGAACTGGACTTCTAATAACCCCACGATGGCTGTCGGGGAAATCGGGTATGAATCCGATAACGAGAAGTACAAGATTGGCGACGGATCAACCGCATGGACCTCTCTTGGTTATGGCGGTTTGGGGGACATCAGCAAGCATCTGATTGATGCCAAGGGCGATCTCATTGTTGGCACGGCAGACAACACGCCCGGAATACTTACAGTAGGAACTAACGGCCAGATGCTTGTTGCTGACAGTGCCGCTGCTGGCGGCGTATCGTGGGCTGCTCAGGAAAGCATCGTTAACTGGCATGAAGCGGTCAAACTGGCTTCGGTGGCGGCTCTGCCCAACACACCGTCTTACAGCAATGGCTCTTCTGGTGTCGGGGCGACTCTAACCACATCAACACAGGTTCGTCTTGTTGTCGATGGGGTGAACGCCACCACTGGTGATCGTGTTCTTGTACAGGATCAGTCAACCGCTGCTCAGAACGGTATTTATGATGTGACCGCTCAGGGTGCTTCGGGTTCAGCCGTTTGGCTCCTGACCCGCGTCGATGACTTCGATGGAACTCCGACTGGTCAGATCAAATCTGGTGAGTCTGTGTATGTGCTGGCTGGGTCTACAAATGCCGGTCAAGGCTTTGTGGTCACCTCCACGTCTGACCCGCACACTGTTGGAACCCACTCCATCACGTTCACGCAGTTCACTGGTACACAGGCGTTTACCGCCGGTACGGAACTAACGATTACTGGTAACACTATTAACCACGATGCTTCTGGTGTTTCGGCTGCCTCTTATGGCAGCGCCACTCAGGTCCCCGGATACACTGTTGATGCAACGGGACACCTGACAACAGCGTCAAATACTACAATCGCCATCCCATCTACTGCCGTCACGGACTTCACAGAAGCAGTGCAGGACGTATCAGGCGCACAGGTTGCGACTAACGGCTCGCACACAGGAATATCTGCCTCTTACGACGACGGTGGCGATGGTGCTATCGACTTGACACTTACTGCTTCAGGGGTTTCTGCCGCTTCTTATGGGAGTGCTACGCAGGCCCCCGGCTACACGGTTGACACCTACGGTCGTTTGACAGCCGCCTCTAATACGACCATCGCCATTCCCTCTACGGCAGTCACAGACTTCGCTGAGGCTGTTCAGGATGTCTCTGGCGCACAACTCGCTACCAATGGCACCCATACCGGCATCACCGCTGCTTACGATGATGCCGGTGATGGCGCTATCGACTTGGCTCTCGTCACGGAGAATGTTCAGGACATTTCTGGCGCTCAGTTGGCTACCAACGGTTCCCATACGGGCATCACCGCGACGTATGACGACGCTGGCGATGGGGCCATTGATCTTGCCCTTATCACAGAGAACGTCCAAGACATCACGGGTGCCCAGATTGTCACGAACGGTACTCACGTCGGCCTAACAGCCGCCTATGATGACGCCGGGGACGGAGCGGTAGACCTAACGGTCGCAGCAACCCTTGGGACACACACCTCTGGTAACTACGTCGCTACCGTTGCGGGCACCGCCAACGAGGTTGATGTTTCTGGCTCCGGCTCAGAGACGGCAGCCGTGACTGTTGGTCTCCCTAACGCTGTCACTATCACAACCTCCCTTACAACCCCGTTGGTCAACGTGTCTGGTGCGTCCATTGTTGTTGAGGGCGCAACGGCGAATGACTTTGAGACCACTCTTACGGTCACGGACCCCACAGCGGATAGGACGGTCACATTCCAAGACGCTAGTGGCACGGTCGCCTATTTGGCCTCTCCGACGTTCACTGGTGTTCCTGCTGCTCCAACGGCGGCAGCGGATACCAATACCACACAGGTTGCCACGACCGCCTATGTTCAGACTGAGTTGGCTGCCCTAAGCAGTGACTCAATCACTGATGCCGATGGCGACACCAAGATCCAAGTTGAGGAAGGGTCTGACGAGGACATCATCCGTTTCGATACCGCTGGTACGGAGCGCATGTCGATTGGGGCTACTGGCGTGGTCACCATCGTCGGTGATCTGACCGTCAACGGAACCACTACTACTGTTAACTCAACAACACTCACCGTTGATGACAAGAACATCGAAATCGGGTCTGTTGCTTCCCCAAGTGACACCACCGCTGATGGTGGTGGCATTACCCTGAAGGGTGCCTCGGATAAGACGTGGAACTGGGTGAACGCCACAGACGCTTGGACATCCTCTGAGCACGTCGCCCTCGCTACTGGCAAGAGCGTCTACATAGACGGTGTCATTCAACTGTCCAAGAATGCTCTTGCGGCTACCGTTGTTCTGGCCGATGGAGTTATCGCTACAACTCAGTCTGCGAATGACAGTTCAACCAAGGTCGCCACTACCGCATTCGTGATGACAGAGGTTGGCGACTACGCTCCCCTAGCCTCACCGACCCTTACTGGTGTTCCGGCTGCTCCGACTGCGGCGGCAGATACGAACACCACACAGGTTGCCACCACGGCTTACGTCCAGACAGAACTGGGCGCTCTCAGCAGCGACTCTGTTTCTGATGCTGACGGCGATACGAAGATTCAGGTCGAAGAGTCCTCAGATGAGGACAAGATCAGGTTCGATGTTGCCGGTACCGAGCGAGCCGTCCTTGACGCCAATGCTCTGGATGTCACGGGTAACGTCATTTACAACCTCGCCCGTGAAACACAGACTGGTACCACTTACACCTTTGTGGCTGGTGACCGTGGCAAGTATGTGACCATGAACAACGGATCGGCGCAGACTGTCACGGTTCCACCAAACAGTGGTGTCGCTTTCGCTGTTGGTACACAGATTCAGGTTATTGGTTTGGGTGCTGGCGAAATCACAATGGCTGCTGGATCTGGTGTAACATTGCGTTATACACCGGGCCTAAAGTTGAGGGCGCAGTATTCATCGGTAACTTGTATTAAGATTGATACAGATGAGTGGGTTCTCGTCGGAGACCTTGAGGCATAAGAATGGCTGAAACCGAAGGTAGAACTGGTCCTAGAAAGGACGATGTCCCCAACATCGTTGGGCAGACGACCACTAACGCCGACTCTCAGATTACGTCTGCCGGGTTCGACAAGGGATCAACCAGCACTACTAACGCTACTGGGTCGCAGGTAGAGAACACTGTTGCTTCTCAGACTCCTGCTGCGGGAACGGTTTACCCGCTCAAGGAAGACATCGCTTACGTCTACTACAGCCCGTATTTCCCTCCCCACTTCCCACCTCACTTTCCTCCCCACTTCCCACCGTTCTTCCCGCCACACTTCCCGCCACACTTCCCACCGTTCTTCCCGCCATTCTTCCCACCGTTCTTCCCACCCCATTTCCCGCCATTCTTCCCGCCATTCTTCCCACCGTTCTTCCCGCCACACTTCCCGCCACACTTCCCTCCCCACTTTGAGTAGACTGGGAGAATGGACAAGCGTGTAACCGGGGTTGACAAGATGCGGTTCTATGGGGACTGGCCCAAGGTCAAGCCCGATGAGATACTGGTGATACCTAAGGATGACCGTCTGTTGGAGCACCCTCCGTTTCGGAACTCAACGGGTTGGCCTGAGTGGTTCAAGAGGGCACCCAAGGTTGAGGTCAGCATTAAAAACTGTAAGGGGATACAGGACTTCCTTTCTCTAGGCATCACTGTCCCTCTTTGGGGAGATGTGAAGGTGCATCCGACAGAGGGGGGTGGTGTAGCCGCAGCGATGGCTGATCCCTTCTTCACTACGACACAGTTTCCACGGGAAGCGGTGCAGGGCTGCCCGATGATGGAGGACACCCCAATGGAACATGCTGGGTGCCCAGATTTGAGGTCACCGTTTCTGTACAAAACTGCTCCCGGCTATTCTCTGTTGGCTTTGCCGGTTCTGTATGAGCCAGATAGCCGGTATCAGGTACTGCCGACAGTGGTGAACACGGACTACTTCCATAGGGTGAACTTGACCTTCCGTGTGCTAACTGACGAGGAGTTCATCATTCCGGCTGGAACTCCGGTGTATCACTTGATCCCGTTCAAGAGGAGTAATACAGGAAAGGTAAAAACAGTTACTATGGGGGACGCTCGGATGTTCCCGATGATTAAGAACCGGGGCGTAGGCTGGGGTGGCTTTGAGACATTCCGACGTAAGAGGATGTATCGGTGGCACCAGAAACAAGCAGATGGTAAAATCTAGGCATGACTACCGTAGAACCGCTTACGCTGGACCAGTCGCTCTACGACTTCCGTATGAGCCATGCCGATGGGGCAGAAGACTTCTTAGAGCAGTTCAAGGGCAAGGTGACCCTGTTCGCCAACTGTGCTGCCGGGTGTGGGAACATCACCCAACACGAGGTGTTGCAGGAGATACACGAGTCTTTCCCTGACGAGGACTTCAATGTAGTAATCGTCGTGGTAGACGACTTCCCACGACACAACCTCCCTGAGTTCGGAGAGGGGCTGGAAGCGTATGCCTGCAAGTTGAAAGAGGAGACTGGCGAGGAGTTGACACCCGGTCAGGTGGCCGAACGGTACGGACGTGAAGAGTTCGGGGTGACCTACCAGTTCTCCGAGTTGACCAACGCCCGGTACGACAAAGATTGGCGCATGTACGACCCCACATGGGCTAGAGGTTCAGTTAAAGAGCAGGAACCACACCCGTTCTGGTTCAAGATAACCGAAGGAGACAAGATCCCGCTGGAGGCGAACGGTATGCCTCACCATCGGGAGAATAACGATTGGGCCGAGGACCCGAAAATCAAATACGCAGATGTGACCAAGCCGGGGTGGGGACCGGTCCCCGGTCACATGGAGAAGTTCCTTGTGGACCGAACTGGAACGGTGGTGCGCCGGTACCACAATGGCTTTCTGTCTGGTGAGATAGACGAGCATGGGATCTACGTAGACATGGTGGACCCTGCCACTGGGGTACCTTTCGCTAAGTTTCAGCCAGACGGCACCCGGTATGACATGCCCCGAGGGATGCACGACGTTGACCTGATCCCAGCCGAGATGTGGGAGCACTACAAGGCGACGTATGTAGACCCAATGAATGCGTGGGGTCTGGGCTGGCCTACTCCAACTCAGGCTGCGATGATCGCCAAGCAACGTGATGACCTGCTGGAGGACATCACCGCCTTGGTGTAGTCTGCTAGGATGCTGACTGTGGAAGAGTCATTGACCGGGCCGGGTTACTTTGGGACCACCTCTGACAATATCGTGGTTCTCCGTGACTTCGTCAGCCCCCCTGATCTGGAGATCATGCAGGCGTTCATGCCACTCATCAAAGAGTGGTCGAACCCCCGAGAGACTGAGTACAACGAGGAGGGAGAGTGCATTTATGACGCCTCGTACTGGTGGGATCGCATGTGCAGTGGAGACATCCTCAAGAGGACCGCTCCGTTCGTCTACGGCTTGATCGACAGGTACATCTATAAGATGCGATCAGCCCTTGAAGACAAGTTCGGGGTTACCGTCTCCAGCCGACCCCCGGTCCTTATCCGATGGCTTCCCGGTTGTGAGCAGTCCCCCCACGCCGACAAGCAACTCAACGACGGCAGTCCTAACCCGTTCCCGACGTATGACCTAAACTCAATCATCTACTGGAACGGGGACTTTGAGGGTGGGCAGTTCTACTACCCGGAGCATGGCATAGAACTGGAGATAGAACCGGGTATGGTGGTGGCGCACCCCGGTGATGTCCACTACCTACACGGAGTCAAACCCGTGACCTCAGGAGTACGGTGGACCACACCGTCGTTCTACACCGTTACTGATACAGGAGAATAACGTGGAATACGCAGGGTATTGCGGTCATCCCGCATCAGGTATCGCCCTCTTCAAGCATGTGTGGCCTGACGATTCCAACTTTGTTGAGAGGTTGGAAGGCTGTATCGGGGGCAGTGAAGATGCGTACTACTCGTGGAAGAAGGCCCTCGTTGGGGACATGGAAGAGATGCCCGACTACCGGGATTGTTCCGACTTCAAGATGCGGGCTTCTGATCTTGAGACCTGCCCGACCGGGTTTGCGGAAGCGGCCAAGGTCTACGAAGAGGTAATCACAGGGGTACGGGAGTGTGTGGAACACTACTCAAGGCTCTACAACTTGCAGTTGGAGTTTGAGGAGGCAACGAACTTCGTCAGGTACCGGGAAGGTCAGCACTTTGCTGTCCATGCAGACCACGGGTTCTCTTACTCTGCAACCGTCTCTGCTATTGGTTACATCAATGATGGTTATGAGGGCGGTGCGCTTCACATGCCCTACCAGAACATGAACTTCTTGCCCGAGTTCGGTGACGTGTTGGTACACCCGTCGACCTTCGTTTATGCCCACGCTTCTCTGCCGGTGACGAAGGGCACCAAGTATTCGGCGGTCACGATGTACGACTACAACGACCGCAACCATCAGGACGAAGCCCCCCCGACGCCTTCGGTGGCTAGCGGCCAGATCACCACATTGTGAAAGTGACTCTGACCCGCACCCACCAGAATCCACCCGTGATTGCACAGTCCCGCCCACGGAGAGACTGGATGGACGACACCTACAACAAGCACGCCTATAAGTGCCTGCCGATGACGACTGCCAACACTCACGGTTGGGAGATGCAGTTACAGCAGGACGTGGTAGTCCAATGGGACGGGGGTAACACGGTACCACGAGTGCTGTCGGGTGAGAAGATGACACATACTACGGACGGCCACGAGTACACCAGAACAGTTGTTACTCCCAGCATCATCGGGATCATGTCGTTTGAGACTGGGTGGTCCGTCCGCACCCCACCGGGGGTTAGTACTTGGATCTCAGGGTCCCCTAACTACTTTGTGGATGGGGCGGTGCCCCTGACGGCGACCATCCCCACGCACTGGTGGCCTGATGAGTGGAACATGAACTGGAAGATCACGAAGCAGGACACCCCGGTGATCTTCCCCAAGGGGATGCCGTTCATGTTCTTTCAGGTGTACTACGACAACCTGCTATCTGAGGTTGAGTTAGAAGTGGAGAACTACTGGGACAAGCCTGAGCAGATGAAGGCCCGTCAGGTGTATGGGGAAGCCAAGATGAAGCAGAACCAAGAGCAGCCGTGGACTTGGATGGGGAGTATCAGGACTGGGTTGGATGAGAAGGGTGAGCGCATCGGACCCAAGGCCGACCGTGCCGTGATACTGGACGTGCCCGAATGATCCACATGAAGGAGGGGGATCACATCCCGTGGACGCACACGCGAGGGATTTATGGGGACCCCCTGTTCAAGCCTTACGAGGGGCAGGTTCTACTGGTCGGCTACAACAACTTCTCACGCCACTTGCCATCAGATTTGGCTGAGTTGTGTGAAAGGCTGGCCCACCTAGAGGGGTTCTCGTCCATAGCAACCCATAGTGGCTCCCTGAGGGCAGCCAAGATAGCCCCATACCATAAGCAGTACCTGAACAGCAGGGCCTTGGTGTTCAACCGCAACGGTTCGCTAGCGTGGGTATTGTTTAACGGTGAGGACGTGCTGTCTCGTGAAGAGGCACTAGCAGAGGTCATAAACACTCCGATAGAACTTCGACATATAGGTAACGGGTGGCACTACCCTGACTGGAGAAACTACCCTGAGGTGGAGGACAGGCCGCTGGACTGGGGCCACCTGTACATGGCTTCCCAGTTCACCGAGCCCCCACCAGTGGACGTGCTGTTGCAGGGCGTACTAGATGTGCTGTACGCATCCATGCACCACATGGAGAGCGACTCCGACCGAGAAGAACTGGTATCTAAGACTTTGGAGAGTATACAAATGTTATACGACCGCGAAGAGCATTTGAGGTACTGGGATGATTGAGTTTAATGGAGTCACTAAAGAGGAAATCATCGCAGCCCCTGCTAAGTACACAGACGCCCTGTTGGCGGAGGGGTGCATAGCATTTCGTCAGATAGGGCTGATCCGTGACGAGTTCACTGAAGTAACACAAGCGTTGGGCATGGACGATAGCCCGGTTGCCCAAGACGTAGATCATGGCACGAGGTTTCGTCAGGCCGTAGAGAACCCAGCCATCCTGTCTGGCGGGCTCTTTCTGGCTTGGCACATGGAAGACACCTACAAGGAACATCTGCCACAGGTAATCGCCCTCAACATGCACACCTTTAAAGTGCCTCACGAGCCCACAGAGTGGCCGGGTGGGCAGACAGGCTTTGTGGATATGCACGAGTGCTACAACGTGATGCCTGCTGAGTGGAAAGAGTCCCTGAAGGACGCACGCATGTTGGAGGAGCAGGTTTCATACATCCCTGAACCGACCCTCCAGCACCCCCACCTGCTGTTCATGGAAGATCCGATGTCTGGCAAGATGGTTGTACACGCTCAGGGGTATGCCAATACCACCACGCCTCCGTACCGGTTGGACCCTGAAACCTGTCCTGACCTGTCCACGGGCGACATTGCTGCTGTGAACCAATGGATTCAGGACTTCATGTACCTACCAGAGTACCAACGGTGGTACTCATGGCTGGAGGGGGACATGGTGATATTCAACGGCATTCGTTTCGCCCATGCGGTAAGCGATGGGTTTGAGCAGGGTCAAAGGGTGTTTGATCGGGCGGCGTACCACGGAGGCCACGAAGACGCTTGGTTAGTCCCATCTCACGAGTCGTGAAGACCGGGGACCACCTAGGCGGTGGGGTTGTTCTCTACGATGGGGCATTCACCCTTGACTGGGACTGGATGAGAGACTTCTGCCAGACGACGCTCGCTGAAGAGCGTGCTGGTATGTACACCCCCGGTGTTGACCCACTCTCAGGGGAGGAGGGGTACATCAACCGCAGCGGTTACTACTTCTCTAAGAGCGCCGTGGACAGGATGCCGTGGCGTGGGTCAGCCGTGCATCAGAACCCACGCCCCGAGGTGGTTACAGCCTTGGACATGATTGAAACTGCCCGAGATGCCTGCCTGTGGGATTACCTCCACAAGTTCCCCTTGGCAGGGAAGTGCATTTGGTGGAAGATCAAGAGCCATCTGGTGGCTTACCCTCCGGGGGTATACCTAGGCAAGCATTCTGATGTCAGTACTGACTACGAGTACGGCAAGCCCCACCCGGTGGACCAACTGGCAACCAGAAATGTGGTTTCCGTCGTGGCCTACCTGAACGACTGTGTGGACTCCGAGGATGAGTTGGATGGCACCAACTTCACTGACGGGCACCACCACTTTAAGTACTTGGGGATTACGTACAAGCCCCGCAAGGGAGACATTCTGTTCTTTCCTTCCAACTACGTTGCTGCCCACGAGGTGAAACCTGTGGGGGCAGGCATTCGCTACACTTACTTAGGGTGGTACTGTCAGGGTACCCCCAACCCAGACGTGCGTGAGAACGTCGTGGACCCAAGAGAAGAACCAGAGTTGGCTAAGACGGCCACAAACATATACATGAAGGACGGTTACAGCCTTGACTTCCCCCCCAGTTAAAGTAGGTCTACTGCACCCCGGCACGATGGGCTTGACCCTAGGCAAAGCCTTTGCAGCAAACGGGCACACGGTGATTTGTGCTACGGAAGGGCGGTCCAATCGGACACGCAACCGAGCGCAAACAGCCGGGTTTGAGGACGTTGGAAGCATCCAAGAGATGGTGTGGCACGCTGACGTGGTCGTGTCTATCTGTGATGGGCGGGGGGTCTTTGCTGTCTTCCAGAAGGACACCCCGCAAGAGGATGCCCAGTTCCCCGTGGCGGAGGAAGTAATGAAGGCAGGGTTCACGGGAATCTACGTTGACTGCAACACGATCCTTGATGACCCATCCGAGTCCCGGTGGGAACGTGGCATGGCAACCTACGTTGAAGCAGCGGGGGCCGATTTCGTGTCTGCTGCCATCTATGGGTACCCTCCTTCACCCGGCACGCTGCGCCCCGATAGGCCAGACCACCCCCCTCGTGGCCCCAACGTAGATAGCCCTGACACAAATCAAGAGGTGCGCTTCTTGTACATGAGCGGCGACAAGTCCCAGACAATCGTGGACATGCTGGACCCTGCGGTGTTCCCCTTCATTGGAGAGATAGCGCCAGAGGACGCCAAGGACTACAAGCGGCGTCTCATCATCGACAACGCTCCCCCTAATCCAGAGATGTATTCTCGGATAGACAAGGCGTGGACTGATGCGTATTCCGGTTAGCCCCCATCTCACTGACCCAGAGCAACACGGCTGTGGGCTAGTCATATTCCCTGATGCCCTCCAACCTGAACTAGACCAAGAGTGGTTGGACGGGTGGGTCCTACGTAGGCAGCAACAGGAACCTGAGGAGTATGTCGACCGTCGGGTTCGGACGGACATGCACGAGGAATACATCATTGACGAAGATGGGAACTACATCAATCGCGGGGGCTACAAGTTCACTCCAGAGCAGTTCATGCAGTCTCCCGGTCGGTTGGTGGGGTTGAAGCACGGGGCCAACGAGGAAGACTTGGCCTTCGTAGAGCGCATAGACGCTCTACTGGCTGAGTGTCTGCGTGTGTACATGCGTCTGTATCCTGAGGTCCGTACCTCCATTTGGTGGCGAACCCCGAGTCATGTCGCCATATATGGTCCCGGTATGAACCTAGGCCCACACTCGGATCAGAACTACGAGAGGGGCAACGATGAGTGGAATCTCGGGTTGGACTCTGGTGAGGGAGATCGACCTGTTACCGAGTTTCCCATTCACAATGTCGTCACAACCGCCATCGTGTTAAAGGACGAATGTGAGGGTGGCGAGTTGTTCTTCCCACACGCTGGGGTTACCCGTAAGTTGGGGCCGGGGTCGGTCGCTATGTACCCCTCCAGTTACACAGGGGCACACGGGGTGAAGACGGTTACTGCGGGGGAGCGCATCTCCTACTTACAGTTCTACTGTCAGGGCACTCCTGCGTCAGGACATAGAGGCCATGTGGACGCTTGGTTAGAAGGTCCAATCAACGACAGGCACTGGGTTCCCCCGCTAATCTCTCGCTGACACCTTGGCGTAGTCGTCGAAGATGTTGTTAAGCCAGTGTGGCGGGTACCAAGCATTGAGGTTCTCTGGTTCTGACACGTCTATGCCTATCTCCGGGTGGGAACTCCCTTGGGAGTAGAACTCCAGATAGGAGTACCTGTCGCCTTCCAGCACTGGAGTGACCTCGTGGGAACCCATGAAGTTGGCGGGGAAGATAAGGATGTCGCCGGTCTTGGTAGTCAGTTCAATGTCTAGGTACGGGAACCTGAAGGTCCCACCTGTGTACCCCTCGTTGAGTGTTACTACTAGGGCTATCGTCTGTCTTGCTGCGACCTGACTGTGGGGGATGGTGCGCTCGCCCTGACTCACACGGTATGTGGTGTTGTTGTCGTTGTGGACTCCCATGTAATAGCCGGTGCCATACTTGAGGAAGTGGCCTCTGCAACGCCACCACAGGGTCCCTAGGACCAGTGGGAAGATGTGGATGTACCTGAGAGCGCATTTATACAGGGTGTCCTCAAACAGTTGGAGGGTTTCCCCGCCATCAAGGTCATGCACCCGAACGGGGGATTCGCCCACGTCGTACAGTTGGAACTGGTTTCTATCTTCGTTTAGAGCGTAGGTGTTCCCGTCTGCATCAGTTTCGTAGGTCCACCGTGTGGCCGTTGCCGCCTCTTCCCTCTGGTCGATCCAGTGCAGGAGGTTTGGTGGGACAGGAACAACGCTGGGGAAGTGAACTACGCCGCCGCCTAGATGGTGCGCCTCGTATTGGAGTAACTCGCCTACTACTTCTGGAGTTATCTCTGGAGTGCTGGCATCAAAGTTCGTCATATCGCATTACGGGTCCGATTGGTTTCGCCTCAGGGGGCCGGTTCAAGGGGTTGATCTCACTGTTGGGTGGGTGCTGTCCGCTCCATCTGGAGTATTCAGATTTAGAGAAGCGCTCCCAGTCTTGGTGGAGCCACGGGAGGTACGTTGGCTGGCACCACGGGGGATGGTTGGTTTCGTAAATCGGGATCAACGGAGAAGGCTGGTCCTTGTGTTGGCCTTGCCCGAAGACGGACTGGTAGTCGTAACGAATACCGCCAGTGATTTCGTGTACCCCGTGGGTGCCTACGTAGTTGGCGGGGAAGAACAGGATGTCTCCCGTTCTTGGCTTGTACGTGAGGTTGTCTAAGTAGGGGAACCACATTTCCCCGCCTGTGAAGTTGGTTCCGTCTAGTTCCTCTTCAGTGTCTACACAGTCGTTGTAGTAGGTGATGGTGGAAAGGACTTGGTAGATGGCTTCGGGCCGGTCGGTTTCTATCCGTTGGCCGTCTTTGCTCTTGTAACTGGTGTCGTTGTCACTGTGCATCCCGATACGCCCACCCTTGTAGTACTTAAGGACATTGCCTCGGAACCTCCACCACATAGAGTTCAGAACATGGGTGTAGATGTCGATGTACTTCATCAAACACATATAAATCTGGTGTTCGTTGTGGAAGAAGAAGTCCCTCATCGCTGGTGGGGTTGACTCCATGACCGGTTTGCTGTCACCGAAGCCACCTAGTCGGTAAGGGTTCTGGTAGTAGTTCTCTACCGGCATCCTGTTCCCGACCCGGTCTTCGCACCAACTCTTACCCTCAAACTCCTTGAGGTAGACGCCCGGTGTGGAGTGGACGGCGTACTCGTCAATGTATTCAAAGAGAGGCTTCTGATCCACTTGGACAACATTGCGGAAAACGATAACGCCGTTGCCTAGATCCTCGTACTCCAAACCGTCGATGACTTCACAGTCTGCGTCAGTGACGTGGATCTGCGGCCAGATACAGCCCTCAAGGTCAGTCTGAGACATGCCTCTAGGTTAGCAGTTACGAGTCTCGTCTGATGACGGTGGTTCCATCATCCGTGGCAAGGTGGAAGACAGTCAAGTTGTCTTGGGCCACTAGGTGCCGGTTCAGTTTGGCGTAGGGGTGCCACACCAGTTGAGCGTGGTTGCCATAGAGGGACCCGTAGGACCCAGAGTCCTCAATCTGCATCAGCCCGCCTACCGAAAGCATTGACAGGTAGGCGTCTAGTTTCTTCGTACTGGTTCCCAGTACGTCCTTCATGCGGATCTGGATGAAGTCGTAAGTGCCCGCACCTGTCCCCGCGAGAACGTCTTGGACGGCAACGGTGCTGTACTGGGTGTCCGCGTAGGCGGCGATCTCTGGGATAGTGAGGAAGAACTGCTCAAAGTTGTAGAGCCACTCATTGTTGACAACAGTCACGTTCTTGGAGCGGTCATTCATCGTTTCGACCAACCACTCTGAGGGCTGGGCGAGCGCAAGCAGGTAGTTGGTTGCTTGGGCTAGTTCTTGGAAGAGGACGAAGCGGAGTTCGGATGCGAACACGTTGGCATCCCACCCTGCAACCTTGCTGTTGAGCATTGTCCACCAGTGAAGTTCAAGGTCATTACCGATAGCCGTGGCTCTCCGGTCAGAGTTCATTGCCGCATGGTGGGCAACTACCGCATTGGTGAAGTCCTCAGAATGGGAGTTCCAGTTCAAGTTGTGGCTGGACGAGGAAGCCCCGACCCTGCTCAGTTCCATGACAACCTTGTTGGTCTCAAACCACTGATGCGCCATTACGAAACCCCCAAGGCTAGGTTTCGCCTGTACCACAGTTGGCGCGCCATCCGTGCCAGCAACCGATGCTGAGTCTTGATGTGGTCTTCGGCACCGATGGTGACCCCGTAGGCCCCACCAGCCTCACCTCGTCCAACTGGGGTGGTGATGTTCATGGGCTGCATCGTGTAGTTGTCCCTGATGCGATCAAGGATGGAATCAATCGTGATAGTGCCGATGTCGGCCCAGTCCAAACCAATGCTGAACAGCAGGTTCGCAAGGTCAGACTCAATCTGGGTGAGGTCATCTGCGGCTGAGTAAGGCATAACTAGTCCCTTGCGGTGAACTGTTGTAGGGCCGCACCTTGATCAAGTCGGTTACAGAAGAACATTGCCCCATCTGATGGGTATTCCCAGCCAGCGAGGTCCGGGTTCCACTGGATTTCTTCGTTGTCTCGCCACAACCCGATAGGGCTGTCGCCCTCGGTGGCGTCAGGGGCGTCAAAGATGCGCTCAGACAGGATAACTTTCCCTGCCGCTTTGGCGATGTCTTGCTGGTCCGTGTCAGGCATGGCTATGCCAGTGCGCCGAGTGCGGCCAACTGCTTCCTGAGGCACTCGTGTGCGATGTAGAACTCAGTACCGCTGGCCTCTGGGTTGGTGTAGGAAGCGGTGACGGCAGCGGGGTCTACCCCCAATGCGAGGCAGAGAACCTGCGTGGAGTACTCCAAGTACTCTTTGGCTTCCGCTTTGGCTGCGGTCACCTGTGCTGTGGTGAGCGCCATGACTAGAGGGCTGCTTTAGCGGCCTTGGCGGCGATGCAACGTGTGTTCAGACTCACGAGACGCCGTTCCATGCTGTACTCGGTGCCGTCGCCACCTTCCAACTCGGCTGGGGCAGCGTAATCGGCACCGACAGTGGAAACATCTATGCCCTGCCGGTTGCAGAGTTCAAAGATTTCCTGCTCTAGTTCTGTGATGACCCTCCCCAATATGACCACTTTGGTGGCAGAGGGGATTTCGTATGCGAAGTCCATTAGCGGTCCTTTGGCGTCCTGACTACACACTAAGGATACCACACCGTGGTACGATAGGAGTACAAACCTAGCGATTGAGGGGGTGTCCGATGGGTCACCAAGAATCCCTACAAACCGCTAAACAAAAGATTGACGAGGTCCTCCAAGACCTTCCCGGCCCAGCACCAAAGGCATCAGCAGGTAAACAGTTAAAGTCAGCACAGTCCTTGCTTGATAAGGTCAAGGACAACATCGCCTATGTTCTGGGCCTACCGGCTGCTATCACCGGGGCCTTCGGCTTCCTGTGGGACTCATCTTCGGACGAGGCTGCCCTCCAGTATCAGGTTGACCAGTTAGAGGCCGCTGTAGCCGATCTGAAGGCCGAGGGAGACCTTCTGGGGGGTGGGTCTAAGAACTGGTCTCTGAACCCCTCAGACGCCCCCGGTGGCTCTCTGACGGCAATCCTAGTGGCTATGGGTATCCTAGTAATACTGGGCTTGCTATTCTGGTATCAGAATAGGCGTAAGCAACGACAGTGAGGCGTTTCTCGGCGGTACTCACTGCCGGGGCACTCTTCTTTGCAGGGTGTTCTTCCGGCGGGGTTTCAGAAGAAGTTAGTACTTCTACACTACTCCCAGAAGTGGTAGAGACCACTACTACCCCCCCTACGACGGTCCCAGATAGCCCTATACCCCCTACCACTACGGTACCCCTACCCCCTACTACCACCTCAGCCCTTACTAGCCCCACCACTACCACCCCACAGGTGGTGGAAGATAGCCCCATACCAGAACCCACCCCGGTAGGACACGCCCTTTCGTTCACCCCAGAGGATGACTCGTTCTCCTTTGAGAACTTCGGTGGGGGTGAAGCCCCTGCTGACCTGACAGTCAACATGGCCCGCCGCCTGTACGGAGACGATCAGGTCTGCTCTGAGGTGACAGACAACCGGTGTACGCCCTATCCGGTGATTCTCCAGTTGATCTCACAGGCCAATAGGTCCATGCGTGGAGGACTTTGTGAGGGCCTAGCCGTTCTCAGTCTCCGCTTGGCAGGGGACCTGAAGACGTTGGCATCCTTTCAAGGGACCGACACCGTAGCCCAGTTGGTGCAGGCCGACCCGGCGCTGCTGTCCGAGATTGCCTACTGGTATGTCACTCAGTTCGCTGTGGAGGTTCAGCAGGAGGCGTCCGCCTATCTGGAGATGTCCCCCAAACAACTGGCTGAAGTCCTGCTGTATGACTTCGCTGAGTCTGAGGCTGGTAACAACCACACCGGTTTCACTCTAGGCATCTACTCCGAGCACGGTGGACACGCTCTCACGCCGTACCGGGTGGTGCAGGTCCAGACCGGATACCGCATCTACGTTTACGACAGCAACTGGCCCACCTCAGAGCGATGGATAGACGTAGATGAGGACGGTTGGGTGTATGCCCTAGCAGCGACGAACCCCACCGAGGAAGCCTCAGCGTGGTCTGGTGGCACGGGCACTATGGAGTTGACCCCCATGAGTGTCCGTGGTGGTCCATTCACTTGTGGGTTCTGTCCACAGGAAGGGACGACCAAATCAGGAACCCTGCTTACGGTTGCCGCCTCTGGAAGCAAGCAAATGAGCCTCAAGATTGTCACGGAGAGTGGTCAAAGATTGGGGTATTACGACGGAGGCTTTGTCAATGAGATCCCCGGTGCCACCTACCGCTATCTGATCTCAGGGCCTTCAACGTCTGACCCGGTGCTGGTGTTCCTCCCACCGGACGTGGAGGCGTTCACCGCCGACGTTGAAGAGATTGACGTTCCCACCCCGGAGCAGGCAGTTGAAGAGGCACCCGAGGAAGCCACTCAGAAGTTCTCGTTGCTGGTTCTTAACGAAGAGAAGGCAGTTCAGATTGAAGCCACGGTGGTAGAGGCTCCGGTGGAAGAAGTCGCCGTGGAAGAAGAGGCTCAGTCCCTCCTCTCGTTCTCCGAGGAGGCAGTGGAGGTTGCGGAGATTGAGGAAGCCACGGTTGCCATTGCCATCGACGCTCTGGTGGTTGAAGTGGAACTGAATGAGGGGCAGCAGATCGAACTGGTGTTCGCAGAGGAGGTAAGTACCGACGAGCCTGAGATTCTGGAACTGTTTATTCAGGACGAGCAGGGTGAGGCGCTGGCTGAGGTGTCGGTGGACGTGTCTGTTTACCGTGTGGAGATGGCTACACCCTCACCGGATGATCCAGATAGCCCTATCCCAGAACCGGTAATGCAACCTGTCCAAATAGAGATCACCTACGACGAGGTGCTGGCAGAGGTGGTGCAGGAGGAAGAGGAGATCGAAGCATGGGTCGCTTCTGACGCCGAGTACTTCCAAGCCGTAGCCGAGGATCGCTTGGATGAGGTTCTCGGGGAAACGTATGTCGAAGAGATTGAGGAAATAGGTGACTGGGAACCGTTGGAGACGGACAATGACTTCGATTTGGTGGCGGTCATACTTAGCGTGGACGCTGAGTACTGGGAGGATGAACAGTGGGAAGAGGTGGCTTATGACGAGGAGTGGTTTGAGGCCGAGGAGGAGGAGTTCCTAGAGTTCTTCAACGAAGAAATAGAACTAGAGGAAGTCTTTGAGTTCGTAGAAGAGATGGGGATTGACGAGTACTGGGAGGAGGAAGAGTGGGAAGAAGAAGAGCCCTTCCCCACAACGTGGGAAGAGTGGGAGGAGGAGTTCTTAGAGGTAGATGAGGAAGAGTGGGAAGAGGAGTTCTGGCTAGACACCGAGGAGGAATGGGATGACTGGGAAGAGGAGTTCTGGCCTGAAGATGCTGAGTGGTGTGACGAGTGCGAAGAGGGTCCGTGGGATGACGACGAAGAAGGGTTAGGGTGGGAGGAGCCCGAGATAGAACAGGAAGTAGATGAAGAAGAACAGGAAACTGAAGAAGGGGACGAAGAGTGGCCGGAGGTCCCTGCTGAAACTGAAGAAGATCCAGCGCCAGAACCGGTTGAAGAAGAACCAGAACCGGAAGAAGAACCTGCGTATGAGGTCGATCCGTGGGAAGAACCCCCAGTGGAAGAGCCGGAACCAGAGCCCAGTTGGGACCCCTACGACGGCTGCCGGGGCACATCGGCCTGTGCGGACGCTCCCGGTGGATACGGGTCGTGGGAAGACTATGACCAAGCCAACAACCCCGGATACTACGAAGACTGGGGGGAAGTCCCTGAAGGGTTCATCAACTGGACGGGCTTTACGGAGGCTGTGGAATCGGGGGAAGTAAGCGCAGAGGTAGCCGGTGAGGAACTTCCCGACTTTGTACTAGAGGAAGAGATCGTGGTGGTGTACGTGGCACCGGTCTACGTACCGACCTACACGACGACGAATGCTGCCGTGGCATTGCAGGAAACGATCTCCACGTCCACATCCACCGCCCAGACGGGCACGGCAACTGCTGCCACCGAGTCGGGAATCCTGACCCACAACAGCAACGACGGACACTGGCACCTTGACACCACGACCGCTACAACGGTTACGACGACCCATGTTGATACGACCACTGTGGTGGCTCGTACAGGAACTGACTTTGTGTCCTGCATCTTCATAGATGGGACACAGAGTGGTTGCTCCACCCAGAGGACATGGAACGACAACGAAACAACGGTCACCACGGGTGATCCCTACACGTCAGCGTCTACGACAACAGCGACCGTAGGCACCGAGGAAGGCTGCGCCGAGGGCGGCTGGCGAGGCATGGGGGACTGGTGCATCGTGCAATCCTCTAGCCGCAACGACCACGACATGATTCAGTTCTCTTTGGACGAGATAACCAGTGTCCGTATCGACGCTGAAACAAATCTGACCCGTGCCCAGTTCAATACAAGTAACGAGGCTGCCGACCCGTACATCTATCTAAACAATGACAACGACTCTGACGAGGGAGACCATTCGGCAGACGAAAGCGAGATCACGGTTGGCACCCTCATCGAACTAGACGATGATGGTGGGAACGACTGCGGGAACACTTGCGTCAACCCTCCCAGCAGCGCCGTGGATGTGGACGAAACCCCGACCATCACCTACTGCAACACCGGAGGAGCCTGCTCCAATGGCGTTCCAGTCATCGACAACGTGAGCGACCAGTGGGACAGCCGCATCGTTCGCACGAACATGCCTGTGGGCGACTATGTGGTGCGCGCTTCGGTCTACAACAACGCGAACGCCGGGTGGTACAGACTAACCATTGAAGAGGACGAGTAATGGTAGAATAGAGGTAGAAGGAGAAGTGATGACTGTCTTAGTACATGAAACCTTTAAAGAAGGATGGCAAGACTCGTGGAAGGGCGACATCAAGAACGCCTATGTGAGTGGCGACTCGCTACGACTGATGTTCCGTGAGGGCAACCATTATGGATGCGCCCTCTACAAGGAGGTGCCTCCCTGTCGCCATGTGAAGGTGTCCTACATGGTCAGGGCGCTTGGCAACTGGAACTCCCACAGTACGGGAAAGACACTGGGGTTCGCTGACCTACGCTACAAGAACAAGAGGGGCCAGTCCTACGGGCACGGCAACAGGCAGCCCAACCCTGATGGTTTCTCGTTCCGCACATGGTTTGGTAAGTCCAAGGACGGATACATGCCCATCGGCATGTACTTCTATCATCTGGGTCAGGTTCCACGGTGGGGCGATTCGGTTAAGGTCGGACAACTCACCATCGGCGGTCCTGCTGTTCTATTTGAGTGTGAGGCCGACTTTGATGAAGGCTTTATCCGTGCCCGGTTGGACGGAGGTGAGTGGGTCCGCCACAATCTCGTAGTCACCGACAAGACCGCTGTCACATGGGCGTGGTTGGATGCCTACTACGGAGGCCCAGCCGTGTCTCCTGAGAACATGGCATGGGACATTTCGGACTACAAGTTGGAGAACCTCGGCGTTGATATTGCCGCCCCCGGCATCGACTGGGACGCCATCGCTAAGATGATTGCTGAGAAGGAAGTGGCTGCCAAGGAAACCGAGGAATCTGAAACTATTGTCGTTACCGCTCCCTCCGTATCAGATAGGTTGAGGGAACTGGCTGATGAGTTAGAGGGCACCTGATACACTAGAAAGGTATCCAACAGTACAGGTCAAGGAGCACCAGTGGACGCAGACAACATTCAACTCAACCCCCAGACCGTCATCAACGAACTTCAGAGCCGGTTGAACGCTATGCAGGGCGAGAACGTCGTGCTGGCAGCGATGGTAACTGAACTTCGGGCCGCTATGTCTGAGACACAGGACGAGGAGTCTACCGAGGATGCCGAGGAATAAGGGGGGCCTAGGTCCCAACTGGAAGGGCTTTGACAGTTACCTGACTGAAGAGTTCAAGTCCTCAGTTTCTACGGCTGGACCTCTTGATCCGCAACACTTCGATGCTCGTGACGAGCCCACGACAGCCGACAGACAGCAGGCAGGATCTGCTACCTACTCGTTCTCCATTGAGCGGGAGAAGGAGCGACAGGAACTCGGCCCTGAAGAAGAGCAACCAACTGGGTTTATCGCACCACAGGTAAACGGGGTTGACTTCAACAGTACCCGTGTAGCGTGGTATCGCTACGTGCCCAACGACCCCAACGACATGACTGACGCTGGGCTGGGCACTATCTTCATGCGCTTTATCAAGCGCGGGGACCAGTACCGTTATGACAGCATACCCTTCGCTGTGTACGCATCCATGACCGGACAAGGGGTGTCTAGGGGGAAGTTTGTTAACAGTACCTTGAACCATTACCCGTACACCAAGGTAGGTAGTAACGATGAGGCTGGTGTGTTCTTTAACTGATGTACTGGTTCAGTATGGCAGCCTTGTTCTGCGCTGGGATCGTAGCGCTGTTGGGGTGGTATGAACTTAAGAAGTAGGGTCCTAGGGTACTCCCCTCTGGCTCTGGGGGCCTTGCTACTCCCTGCACTTCCCTTTATGCGAGGGTGGTGGCTCCTCAGCACTGGTGTGGCTGGTATGATCTGTTGGTGGCTAGTACTGAGAAACACACTGGACTTAGTACAAGGGGTGGGTCCTGTGTACTGGTTGACACGCCAGACGACCGTAAAGAAGATCGGGATACAGAGTTCCTTTATGAGGGAAACCGACTACCCGTGGAGGACTGGTCGTGGGATTCAGGCTGTGGTCCCGTATCGGACCTTTCAGGTCGGGGTCTGCAAGACTTCTGAGCACTACACAAAGGAAGAGGGCCTACTCCACTCGTTGGTGGGTAGGAGACTTCCCAGTAAACCAAAGGAGATTAGAGAGTGGCACTGAAGTTTTGGGGTGACAGTAAGACCCATGCCGTTGCGACCTTTGATCGTCCTTCTCGTGTTACCAAGATGAGCACGTCGGATCTGAGGGACTGGATGGACCTAGAGATCATGCACCTTGGTGAGGCGTTTGATAGGTGGCGTCACCACTCCTATGGTGGTGACGATGTTACCGCCCGAGTAGAGATGCTTGCCGCTATGTGGGATGAACTAGCGGAGCGGGACTAATGAGTGTCGCTACCGATACTGAGGAACAGGTAGGCTTTGATGACATCCCCGAGTTGGACATTGACATCGAACTGGATGAAGCGTCTACGGAGTTTGTTTCTGAGTTGGTTAAGAAGTTAGTACTGTTCACAGAGGAGTTCTGTGGTGTAGAGTTCTTCCCCTATCAGATTCCCATAGCCTACAGGTTCATTGAGTCTGTTGTTGTCGGAGACGGTGAAGAACTGACCCTCATAGCCACCCGCCAGAGTGGTAAGTCAGAGGTGTTGTCCAACGTCATTGCCTCCATGATGGTTATTCTTCCCAAACTGTCCAAGATTTATCCCGTGTGGCTGTCCAAGTTCAGCAAGGGGTTCTGGTGCGGGGTGTTTGCTCCTACTGAAGATCAGGCTGACACCGTGTTTAGTCGTATTGTTTCCCGGCTAACCAGTGATCATGCTTTGGAGTTCCTGCTTGACCCGGAGATTGACGACAAGGCTTCGTCAGGTGGAGCACGCGGTAAGGGCAAGATTGTCTCGCTGAAGAACTCTGGGTCACTCTGTCGGATGCAGACTTGTAACCCCAAGGCCAAGATTGAGTCTAAGACGTACCACTTCGCTGTTGTGGATGAGGCGCAGGGAGCCGACGAGTTTGTGATTGCCAAGTCCATCAAGCCCATGTTGGCGTTCAACAACGGCACCATTGCTCTAACTGGTACTGCTACCCGTACCAAGTCGTACTTCTACAAGATGATTCAGTTTAATAAACGTCGGGACATCAACAAGAAGCGTGGGCAACGCACGGCCCACTTTGAGTATGACTGGACCGTAGCGGCTAAGTACAACGAGAACTACGGCAAGTTCATTAGAAAAGAGAAGGTGCGTATTGGGGAGGACTCAGACGAGTTTCGCATGTCCTACCTCAACCACTGGATGCTTGAGAAGGGGATGTTCGTCACTGAGGAGCGTCTGGACCGTCTGTATGACACCTCCATGCAACTGGTTCCAGAGTGGTGGCGTACTCCCATTGTCATTGGCATCGACGTGGCTCGGTCCAACGATTCCACAGTCGCCACGGCTGTGTGGGTTGACTGGGATCACCCCGATGGGCTGGGGTTCTTTGAGCATCGGGTCCTGAACTGGCTGGAAATACATGATACGGACTGGGAATCTCAGTACTTTAAGATCGTGGACTTCGTGCGTAACTATGACGTTCTGCGTGTCGGGATTGACGCCCAAGGCGTGGGGGGAGCCGTGTCCGAGCGTCTGGCCCTGCTTCTGCCAGACATCGAAGTGCTGGGGCTTTCCTCAGATTCAAAGGCACAGAATGAGCGATGGGTCCACCTAACCGAGTTGATTCAGCGAGACCAACTGGTCATTCCGGGTCACTCAAAGGCTAAGAGGACCCGTCGTTGGAAGAAGTTTAACCAGCAGATGGTGGACCTAGAGCGGATCAACAGAGGACCATACCTGCTTGCTGAAGCCCCTGAAGAGCGGGGGGCCTTCGATGATTACCCTGACAGCCTAGCCTTGGCCTGTTGTCTCACAGTACACGATGTTATGCCAACTGTGTCCGTTGCTGAAAATCCATTCTTCGTTTAGTGGTATTATAGAGGTCAGGTACCTACCCGTATTCCCCGGAGGATTTCATGGCTAATGTAGCAAACCCAACAGTCGCTCCCGCAGCGCAGTTCCCTGAACGCGGACCCGAGGTCGGTAGCCACGGGTTTGAGCGTGTTATCGGCCCCGACGTTCCGATGCAGCGTGGACCGCTTCGGTTTGAGGAGGGTGTCGCTACCGATACTGATGTCCCCAACGACTTCGCCATCGGTTCTCAGGTGGACGTTTCCTCGGCCCCCGGTCGTGCTAACCACAACAACCCGGCGATGTTCTACAAGCCCGCCGAGCAGACGATGGCAGAGCGTGCCCACGTCGGCTCCGCCTCTTGGATTGAGGCCCCGTCGGTCCTTGGAGAGTTCGTTCAGGGTGTCGTGGCCGGAGATGGAATGCCCAAGTTTGAGCGTTCCTTCAACTCTGGCGCACACATGAACCGACCGAGCGCAGTTCGCGTCAACGACTGATCCTCTCTGACACCGGGGAGGTAGATCATGGTCTGGAGGGACGACGAGTATCCTCTGATGGCCGAGGATCTCCCCAAAAAGAGTCTTAAGAAAGCACGGGACTCCATGCGAGAGTATGGGGCGACTGTGACGGATCGCGTAGACTCTTCGATTGCAACCGCAGCGGCGGCTAAACTAAAGACTAGCAGTACGCCCGGTACAAGGCTCAAGGCTGCTCGCCGGGAGATGGCCCTTAAAGACATAGCCCCGGTTGTCAAGGACATCCCGTGGTCGGTTGAGCGGATGGCTAATCGCAAGATGGACTTGATCAGGTCCGGTGCTGAACGCTCTCGGGAAGCGGGTACGACCCTACAAGGGGCTGGCTGGTACTTTGAGCACCACAGAGATGTCCGTGATGCAGCCCCCGGAACAGACATGGACGTGGCGTCTGCGGCTTCAGCAGGACTGAGTCCCTTATCTGACCCCAAAAAAGATGAGATTCCCGCCCTTAGGAGTATTCATTCTGCGTTAGGTTCTGAGCAGTTAGAAGTACAGGTCAAGGCTGAGTTTGAACCCGAGACCTATGACCGAGCAGGCACTACCCCCGGACAGCGGTTAACCGTGGCTGACGCCACTACTGACCAGTTGGCTACAACTAACATTGGTGGCAGCACCGTTCAGAATATGGGAAGGGCAATAGGAGCCCTTCGTGGTGAGGTACCTCCCGACGAAGTTAACCGTCGTGGCAAAGCAAAGTCGTACCAGTTGAGTATTAGAGATGCTCCACCTGATACGCCTGAACACTTGGATTATATGGGGGTCGCCCATCACTTAGTTCACGGTGACCCCAACCAAGGCATGTTGATGTTTGACAAGGCTGAACCGGGGGGTTATTCACGAGAATCCATGATGTCACCTGACAGAACTACTGCTGAAGATACGTGGATGCAAGGCATTAGCACTGGTCAGCGCATGGCATATACGGGTAAGCAAGGAAGGCTGCGTTCGCCCGCCAAGAGAATAGTGGACAAGGGCTCCCCTATGGACCCTTCAAAACTGTACAAGGGAGACCTAGGTATTACTAAGAAGGACATTGGTACGGTGGGGAACATTATTGAGGATGATGTGATCCATGCCGTTCAGAACATGGCTACCAGACGTGCCGCCGCCAAGATGGGGCCTATTTCGTTCAACCAGTTTGGAGAGAACATCGCTATGCCAGCGGTGATGGCTCAGGAAGTGTCTTGGACTGAGGCCCGAGAACAGGCTGGTGAGGGATGACCGAAGCATGGGGACTCATTGTGGCGGCACTGATCACCGGCACCTTTGGTGTACTGGGAATACTTCTACGTAGCCTTCGCAGAGAGAACCGCCGGGACCACGCCGTGGTCGCCAACAAACTTACCGGCCTCTCCCGTGCTCTTGAGGTAATCAAGGGGTCTGTGGATAAGAATGGCGAGATCCTGACCGACCACTTGGAGTGGCATAAGACCCCCAAGCGGCAAACACGCCAGAAGAAGGCACCTGCCAAGAAGTGAAGTGCTCACCTGAAGGTGTTGTGTCGTGTAACATGAGTAGTAGCAGAAGGAGTACTTGCTTTGATGGACGCACAGCCCGTGACCCTTGTGGAGGCCCTAGAGACACCTCTTCGGAGCCCACGACCACGTAACTGCCTGTTTGCTCGTGTCAGCGAGGGGCTGGAGGAGGAAGAGCAGGTAGCCCTGAATAAGGCGTTGGATAAGATCCGCGCTGACCTCAATAACGGACAGCGTAAGGTCTATTCCACAGCATGGCTGGCGACGGTGCTTACCAGTCAGGGGTACAGCATCTCGGCAGCAACGATTCAACGTCATTTGCGAGAGTCGTGTGGTTGCTACGCCTCTGGTGAGGCCAAGTGAGTACGGCCAGCGAACTCTCCAAGCGCTTGGGCAAGGGGCCACCTAGGCAGGCCCTAGGCAAACTGGCTGACCTACTGGATCGGCATAATATAGACTTAGAGGAGATCGGGGACATCAAGAAGGTGTCCCTGTACCAGTCTCTAACGAAGGACGCCGAGGGTGAGGCTCAGATACATGATCTGGTTGGTATCCAGATTTCTCCGTCGTGGGAAACAGGCCCGGAGTGGCCCGTCATCCAACCCGGACCCACAATCAAACTTCCCAAGGGTGTTACCCCCAAGAAGAAGAAGACGGCGGCGTTAAAGACCTGTGTAGTTCTCCCCGACATGCAGATCGGGTACTTCCGAAACAAGGAGGGGGAACTGGAGGGAACTCACGACGAGGAGGCCATAGCGTTGGCTGTGGCGATGGTCTCCGACATCAAGCCTGAGTTGCTGGTGTTGGTTGGGGATAATCTGGACCTCCCCGAGTTGGGTAAGTATCGTCTGTCCCCGGCCTTCCAGCAGACCACACAGGCGTCGGTGGACCGGGCGACCGAGATATGTGCAGCCTTGCGTGTCGCAGCCCCCGGAGCAGAGATCAAATGGCTGGCGGGCAACCACGAAGAGCGGTTGACCAACTTCATGTTGGACAACGCTGCCGCAGCCTTCGGTATCCGTGTCGGCTCTCGCCCCGAAAGTTGGCCGGTTCTAAGTGTCCCCAGCCTGTGCAGGCTGGACGACTTCGACATTGAGTACCTTGCTGGTTACCCCGCTTCCTGTGTGTGGATCAATGAGCACATCAAGGTCATCCACGGCGACATGGTGAGGTCTAATGGCAGTACCGCTCATGCCTACCTGAACCGTGAGAAGGTATCGGTACTCTACGGACATATCCATCGTCGTGAGTGGGCAGAGATGACTCGGGAAGACTATGACGGTCCTAGGACTGTCGTCGCAGCGTCACCCGGCTGCTTGGCTCGCATTGACGGAGCGGTGCCATCCACCAAGGGGGGTACCGACCTAGACGGTAGGCCCTTAAAGAGGCACGAGAACTGGCAACAGGGCCTCTGCGTGGTTCAGTACGAGGAGGGGGACGGCAAGTTCAACCTTGAGATGGTGACGATTCGTGATGGTTGGGCCATGTACAGGGGCAAGGAGTACTGCCGATAGTGGTACACTTGGGTATGCCTGATACCCCCACTGACACGACCACCAATGACCCGGTGGACATGAGTGGGCCAGCGGTCTATGAGCGCATCAACCCAGACGAGGTCGTTCGGGAGATGCACGAGGTGGGGGGGCTATCGGTTGATCCCCGCACCGGAGAGCGCCCTGAGGAGGGTGTGTTCGTTTCGCATGAGGGCTACGAGAAGAAGCACGCCCTTGAGTCATTCGGCAAGGAGCAGGTGTCTACGTACATCAACTCACCGGCCAACTTGGATGCCCTAACTGGAGTTAACTCATTAGTTGGGGGCTGGAGTGAAACGGGAGAGGCTTACTTGGATGTATCCCGTAAGTTCCCTGAAGGTCCACAGGGGTTTAGTGATTCACGCACCTTTGCGAAAGAGAACAATCAGATCGCTTCGTTCCAACGCTCAGACTTCTCCACTGAGTACAACCCCAATCACCCGGTAAACATTGCTCCGGGGCATGTGCTTGCAGAGGGCGAGGCTGATCGGTGGGAGAGCAGCAGAGACCCCCTAGACACCGACCAGCCTATTGTGGAGCGCGAGTCTGACAACCAGCGTGGCTGGATGTTCGGCGGTACTTAGATCAACTTGTTGTTGGTCAGGTAGACCAGCACATCCGAAGTCAGTTCTTCAGCGATCCCCTTGAGGGCCTTGTGGTGGTCAACGACCAACTTCTCCAGCGTCTCGGTGAGGAACACCTCAAAGTAGTGTTCCAGCCATCCGTACTGAAACTGGCTGGTCAGGTCAGCCGTGATCTTGGCGATAAGTGCCTGATCAGGGTAGGTTTTTAGGGGATCGGTCACTACCGTACTTTCCGTTCCGGGCATGGTTTCTCTCCTTGGTTCTTCGGGGTCATGTACAATGTACACGCTGACCCTATGGGAAAGCAAGTCCTATTTCCGATCAAGGATTGTTGCATATGATTACGAAGGATCTAGTAGAGCGAGTTGTTGCTACATTCGTACAGGCTTCACTTGGAGCCATGACCTCCAACTCCATGTTCGACCTCGGCGTCGATCAGTGGAAGATGATGGCCGGTGCAGGTGTTGCCGCAGCCATCTCGGTACTGAAGGGTTCGTTGGCCTCCAAGTTGGGGACCAAGGGCACGGCCTCATTGGCCGACTGACCTACTCAGACACCACAAATGGTGTATAGTATTGAGTAGTTGCTACGTAGTCTTACCTCAGGTGTGATCCTTTATGGCTGTTGATTTCTGGTCTCCGTCCTATAGGGCCTCGGCTAGTGATCTAACGGTTGCAATCTCACCGCTCGGCCTAGTTGAACTGGCCGATGAGGAGTTTGAGGTCCACGGCCCACGCCTGAACCGCTATTCAGCAGCGTGGGCGTGGTACCTCGGACATCACTGGGCGTACCGCCGAGAGTTCGGTGAGTCCCAGTTCTATCTGAACTATGTCCGCACCATGTCGGACTACATCACTAACTTCTGCTTTGGCAAGGCCGTACAGTTCCGCACCCCGGAACAGAACAACGCTATTATCCCCCACCTCCTCAACAAGGTGTGGGAACAGCACAACAACAAGGAACACACCCTGTGGGAGATGGGCCAGTTGGCATCTGTCACTGGGGATTGCTTCGTCAAGGTGGCCTATGAGGAGCCCTACATGGACCCCATAGGGATTCCTATTACGGGTAAGATTCGCATTCTCCCCCTTAACCCAGCCCACTGCTTCCCCGAATACCATCCCCACGACAGGACCCGCCTGCTTCGCTTTAAGTTGAAGTACCGGTTCTGGGGGACGGCTTCAGAGGGTACTCGTCAGGTCTATACGTTCACCGAGATCATCACCGACGAGACCGTGGAGCAGTATATCAACGACGAGTTGGTGGACACCTATCCCAATGCCATTGGGCACATTCCTGTCGTTCACATTCCTAATACCACCATTTCGTCCTCCCCGTGGGGACAGAGTGACATCTGGGACATCATTCCGCTCAACCGAGAGTTGAACGAGAAGATGGCTGAAGTGTCAGACATCATCAACTACCACGCCGCCCCGGTGACCATCATCACTGGAGCCAAGGCGAGTCAGTTGGAAAGAGGGCCTAAGAAGGTTTGGGCTGGGTTGCCCAAGGATAGCAACGTCTTCAACCTTGAATCCAAGGGGGAGATGGCAGGTGCGCTTGAGTATATCCAGCACATCAAGCGCACGATGCACGAACTAACTGGTGTTCCTGAAACTGCACTTGGTCAGACCCAGCCCATTTCCAATACCAGCGGCGTCGCACTGGCTATTCAGTACCAGCCCATGATGAATCGCTATACCATGAAGAAGGTACACTTCACTAGGGGCTTACAGAAGGTCAATGAACTGGTTATCCGTACTGCTGCTATCTTTGAGCCTCAGTTGCTGGTGTTCGATGCTTCCGTCTCTGAAATGCCAGAGAAGGATAACGCTATTGAACTTGATCCCACAGACCCTCTCACCTATGCAACTACTGTCCACTGGCCCGATCCATTGCCAGTTGACGTACTGATTTCCTTGAACGAAATCCAAGCCAAACTTGCTCTTGGTCTTGAGTCTAAGCGTGGGGCACTCAAGATTCTCGGGGAAGAGTTCCCGAACGAGAAGATGGCAGAGGTGTTTGAGGAGCAGATGGAAGATGCTATGGACTCTGGCACGTTGGAGATGTTCAACGCCCAGATCATGCAGGCCGTTTTTGCCGCCACTGGAATGATACCCCCCGAAGGGGCACAGCCTCCCGGCGGAGCGTCTACCGGAGGAGACGGTGGGCCACTCCCCGGCGTTGCTGCCCCCGGTGCGGACGCAGGATTGTTAGACAACTTGATACAGCGGGCATACGGGGCGAGGTTCGCCCAGCGCCGTATTCCCTCAGAAGAAGAAACATAAGTAGCATTACTCTAGTTATTACTCGCCAAATCAGATATGGAGAATAGTTATGGCTAAGACACCCACGGACACCACTGCGCCTGAAGCCCTCGCTGGGCTAGTAGTGTTGCCCCCCAGTCAGGAAGTTACTGACAATACTGAGGTTACTGAAACTGCCTTTGCAGTGGGTACCGAAGAGTCAGTATCTGCTCGCACATTCACTGAAGAGGATGTAGAGCGTATTCGTACTCAGGAGAAAGACAAGTTGTACAAGCGGCTTGAGGACTCCGATGGACGAGTCAAGACACTTGAAGACCAACTGAACATTCTTAATGTTGAGAGTGACGAGAACAGGTCAGAGGCCGCACGTTTGGCTAAGGCTGAGTCCGATGCCCTCAGGAGGCGCGAAGAGGACGAACTGAGCGCCAAGGATCTAATCATTAAGCGCGAGACCGAGTTCGATGAGAAGTTGAAGAGCGTGGAGACGGAGTGGGAAGGACGCCTCGCCAAGATCGAAGAGGAGCGTGCCACTCAGGATGCGATGTTGGAGAAGGAACGACGGTACCGTGAACTGGAGACTTATCTCGGACGACGTATGTCCGAAGAAGAGGAGTACATCATCCCTGAACTTCGGGATCTCGCCTCCGGTACTACCGAAGAAGAGATTGATAACTCTATAGCGGTACTAAGGGAACGTAGTAGTGCTATACTGGAATCAATCCAGCAGACCGCTCAACCGAGTGGTCTGCGGGGGTCGCCGGTAACGGCTCCCCCTGTTGGGCCAATGGAAACTCAGACGGAGCAGCAGACATTGTCAGCGGAGGACATCCGTGATATGCCGATGGAACAGTACATGCAAATGCGGGACAGGCTCCTAAAGGCGCGACCCTCACAAGGTCGCTTTTAACAACATAAAAACATAGTCCCCTAACGGAGGAATACCCAATGGCCCTACCCGCACCGTCGGGTGGTTCGATTACGACGGCTGCTGACCAGTCTTCGCTAACCGGCTACTCGTCAGATACAGCGCTGACCCCAGCGATTCAGACTATCTGGAGCAAGGAAATCTTGTTTCAGGCTATGCCTGTACTTCGCTTTGAGCAGTTCGCTGTCAAAAAGACGGAACTTGGCGTCATGCCGGGTCTCACCGTCAACTTCATGCGCTACACCAACCTCGGAGTCGACCAGAACACTGGTGCGACACTGACGGAAGGTACCCGTATGGAGCCTTCGGCCCTTTCGGCCAGCCAGATCCAGATTGTTGTTTCTGAGCGTGGTCAGGCTATTTCAGTTACTGAGTTGCTGCTCAACGCTTCATTCGATGACGTTATGGCGTCGTCGTCCCGTCTCCTTGGCCGTCACATGGCTCAGTCGATGGACATTGAAGCACGTAACACCCTGTACAAGGCCGGTATCCCGTTCGGTGGTGGGTCAGCGGTTGCTCCGTCGATCACCTTCGGTCGGACCAAGGCTTCTGGTGCTCGCACCACGGTTTCACCATACGATGGTGGCACCATTGGTACGGCTGCTGCACCGGGGTACCTATCCCCCACGACTATCAAGGATGCGGTTGAGACCCTCGCTGCGGAGAACATTCCGCGACTGGGCGACACCTACGTCTGCTTCGTTCACCCGTCGCAGAGCCGCTCCCTACGTGACTGGCCCGAGTTCATTGAGGTAACGAAGTATGCCGCCCCCGGTAACTTCATGCTTGGTGAGATCGGTCGCCTGTACGACGTGGTCTTCATTGAAACCACTCAGGTTTCTAAGGGCCTTGATGGTACTGCCGCAGGTTCGGCTCTCGGAGCCCTCACCGGGTTGGATACCGACGCTGGCACCTCTGGCCTTCAGGAGAACGCCAACGCTTACAACGCCGTTATGATCGGTGACAACGCCTTCGGGCAGGCTATTGCCCTGCCGGTTGAGTTGCGCGATGGTGGCGTGATCGACTTCGGTCGTGAGCACGGCCTCGCTTGGTATGCCATCTGGGGCTTTGGTGTCATCACCAGTGAGTCCCGAGTCATCATCAACACCCTTGGTGGTGCAATCGCTTAGTTGCGATTTGCTATAGTGTGTGGGGGGTTGGGGTCTACGAGCCCCGCCCCCCTGCTACACACACATACGCCCGTCGGAAAGGTTTAACACAACATGGCTGATGAAATCGAAGTAGAAGAAGCAACATCAAAGACACCACCGAAAACAACTATGGACAAGTTCTCGGTGAAGCCCCCCCGCACCAAGAAGGCAACTCCAGTTGCCAAGAAGGCAACTCCAGTTATTGAGGAGGAGCCGGTAGCAGAGGTGGTTGCAGAAACCGTTACCGTAGAGGCTGAGACGAAGCGTGCCCGCATCAAGGGAACTTGGCGCATGTACTTCTCGGGCCAGTCCTACGACTTTACCGATGGGGAGTCCTACGACCTCCCGCCAGACTTGTACAACTACCTGCGTGGGAGCGGAAACATCTACGATACTCTCGCATGAGGTAGGGCATGTCCTTTACGATCCCTAACCGGCCAGACACAACTGACGCCGATCAGGCAGAACCAGACAAGGGCGACTTCCAGTCCCTCGGTTACCAGAAGTCGGGAGTGTTGAGTGGTGGTGCTGTAACAAACAGTGCTACTAATACTGTAACCGCTGCTGCGGTGAGCGGTTTTCTCAACGGTGAGTACTTTAGCATCACAGCAGACACCGTCCTCTCGCTGTCTGCTCCGGCTACGGGTAACTCCAAGTTCGTTCTGGTTCTGGTACAGAAATCAGGGGAAGTCTTCAGTGTGTACGCCCTACAGGGCACCACTGGGAATAACGGGGAGAGTGCCTCAAACGCCCGGTTCCCTGACTTCGACAGCACCACCAACATGCTTCTGGCTGCTGTCTACTACGCTTCCGGTGACACAGACATCAACGCTGATGCCATTGTTGATAAGCGTGTGACCATTCTCCCGCAGGCTAATCCCACGGTAGTCGCGTCCACGCCCGGTTCTGCTGTGGGTACTATCGGTGAGATCCGCATCGACTCTAGTCTGACCGAGGCTGCGGGGCAGACCAGAATCTACGTGAAGACGGATGCCACAACGTGGACCAACCTTGGGTCCGCTAGCGGTGGTGGCACCACTGAAGAAGAAGTACAGGACATCGTCGGTGCCATGTTCACCGCCGACGCCACCCACTCTGGTATATCAGCCATCTATGATGACGCTGGTGGTGGAGTTGACCTGACGGGTTCTACATCATGGAGTCTCACGGTTGCGGGGAGTACTGAGAGCATTGGTGAGTCAGATACGGTAGCGATAAACGTATCCAGTGATGCTGAGATCAGCCTGTCCCACAGCAACGGCACGATCACGATTAACGATCAGTGGCCGAAGGTCAGGACGTTTACCCACCCAGCCTCAGGTGCCACTAAGCCAGCACACTATTTGTACTCAGATCCGTGGGGGTATGGTGGACCCAACCCACCCGTTTACCCAGCCTCAGGCAGGTGGGACGATCAGTATCTGTATTCCTCACTAATCATGGCGTCTCACTGGCCTAATACGAACAACGCTTGGACTAGTGGCGCTTACTCCTATAGATGGTCAGGAGTGTACTGCGTTACTCTGTACTACCAGTCTCAGAGTGGTCTATCAGACCGAGACTTAAAGCAAGACTTTGGTGCAGTTCCCGGCCTCAACTTTGTCACTGGGTTGATGCCTCAGTCCTACACCTTTAGGGATAACCCCGGAACCGTCCGATGGGGGATAGTGGCACAGGATGTTGAGGAACTCTGTGAGACTCAGGGAGTTCCCAACAGTTTGGTTACTGTGGGGGAGGATGGCGTCAGGAACCTGAACTATGTAGACTTGCTGGCACCCGTCATCAAAGCCGTGCAGGAGTTGAACACACTAGTAGGAGACATACAGTTGGCAGACGACTTGACTGTATCTGGTCTTGCAGCGCAGATCGCAGGCATCAAGTTCCAGTCCCAGTCTGCTGTTGATTATATTGCAGACTTCGATGCCAAGATGCTGGCTAAGGGTGACGATCAGGACATCCAAGACGCCAATATCGCAGACCTACAGGCACGAGTGGCTGCTCTGG